CACCCTCAATACCTATTTTCAAACCAAAATCAGACAAGTTACCATCTCCTTAAATTCCAACTGGGATAATATCATCAATAAAAACTTCCCTTTTAGGCTTGGCAAGACCAGTAAATTGTTTATGAATCTCCCACTGATCTAGAAGTTCCCCTATAGGCATAAGCCAGACTTCAATTTCAGGTCTATGAAGCTGGCTTACACCATAATAAATAAGTCGAGCAAACAATTCTTCATCGCTTACTCGACTTCCACGTTTTTTGACTCTTCATCCTCAGATTCTATATTTCTTTTAGTTCCCTTAAACATAGCCTCCATGATGGCATCTTTATAGGTTGCTAGTTCATGGGGAGAGGTTAGAAGCTCTACATCATCTTCAGTTAGCAGTTCTTCTTTTTCTCCATTCAATTTGTTATTTATTAAGATGCTTTGATTGGCAAGTAAGGCAATAAGCCATACTATTTCTTCCAAGGCCATTTCAAAGTTTTCAGCCTTCATCAATTTTTCACCTAGATTTTCAAGGCCACCATATCTTTTAGCGATTTCTTTTGTGGCCTTAGTTGTTAGGATGAGGCTGTATTCCTTACCACCAATAGTTATCAGGCTTTTTCTATTATTATCAAGCATTTTATTCCTCACCTCCTGCAGCAAAGAGAGGTTCATAAACCTCTGTGTACCAACCTGTGATTATTTCAGAAGATACACCTTCATCACCCTCATTAACCTCAGCTTTCCATGGGTGTTTCCCTTGACCATCTAGCTTGTTTCTACGAAGTACAGTTCCCTCAATAGTGGGAGTAGAGAAGGTAATACTATCCCCCTTAGTAGTCAGGTTAGTGGCAGGGATGCCAAACTTCACACGATATAGCCAGAAGTATCTGTATTTACCATTAGCCTTTTTTGCCCTAAAACCAATAGCTACAGGATCGCCACCATCTTCACTGGTAGAAATTAAAACCTTGTTATCATCAATGGTAGCCCCAGTTAAATCACTGGCAATGGCAGCTCCAATATCATCAATGCCAAGGGAGAGAGTTCCATTTTTAAATTCCTTTATAATCTCTGCAGCCCCGTCATCGGCATAAAGAGTTGCTTCAGCAAGTTCTACAGAAAGTTCTGCTGTTATGGCTTTGGCTAATGGTTCAGGGGTTTCATAAGTTTCATCCCCATTCGATTCTTCAGTTATTTTTGCATAATAAAGTCTATCAAGACCTATTGTTGCCATATTTTAGTCCTCCTTATCTAATTCAAATTTATATGTTTTTATTACATCGATGGCATAGTGGTGATAGCCTGTATCATCCTCATGGCCAATGTATCTCATATCAGTAATAGTAAAACCCGCACTGATTAAAGTACGGGTTAGTGTGTTTTTTATTTTCATATAGTTGCCTTTGGAAAATAAGGAAAGTCTTACTTCCTGGCTTTCAAACTCTGGTAGGTTGTCTGCATAAAGGTCAAATAAATCTACAAGAGGGGTTAAAACCAAATATAGATCTGGAGGTCTTTCAGAAAATACTCCTGTTTCAACTGGGATGCCTTGATTCTCTATAAGAGTATTTAGCTCTTCTAAAATGGTCATAAGTTCTTAACCTCCGTNTCAAATCTATCTTTCATGGCTTCTATGCAAGGTCCTCTTGAAGTTCTTCTTGCAGGCTTTAAAAAAGGCTTCGCTGCTTGGTTGGATCTGCCATATTCAAGGATATTTGCTATCTTAGCATTACTATCTCCATCACTTCTTGGTTCTTTAAAACCTACCTTTATATTATGATGTCCTCGTCTATCCATTAAAACTGGAGTTAAGCCAAGAGAAGAAACAAGTTCACCAGTAGAACGGCTTCTTATTTTTGTGTTCCTTCCAATAGAAGATTTAAGTTTTGACTTTACTTCGTTTAATACGACCTCACCACCAGACTCTAAAACCTTAGGTACAATTTCATCCGTCTTATCACCAAGCTTAGAAATCTTAAGAAGAAAATCTTCAGGCATCCTCATTATTACTTTCGCCATTAGGAATCACCACCTTTTTTGCTAAAACCTCAATATACATATTTCTGTTTCTAATGTTTTCTACACTTATAATTTCAAAATATTCATCATGACAAATAACAAGCATTTCAGTTGTAATTAATACCTTTGGAATCCTACGAAATCTAAAGAGGGTAGTAGCATCAGGGAATATAGCTCTATTGGCCCACCTTTTACTAGCATTTTTATCTTCCCTGTAAGCCCTAACTTGTGCTAATGAATTTAAGCTATCCGTAGTAAAACCTTCTTTGTCTTTAATTTTCTCTACAATAATTAGATCTATAGGTGTATTTATTCTTCCAATACTCATGGCTACACCTTCCAATCCTTGTCTAGTCTTAAAAGGTTATTGATAGTTTCCCTTGCTTGTTGCCCTGCTAGAGCAGTATCAGAAAAGAAGCCTCCTGTACTACCATCCCTACTTTCATAGAAGTGAGAGGAGAGCATAATAATAGCCTGCCTAGTTACAGGGGTCATTTCATTTTCATTGTAGTAACCTTCCTTTAAATGCTGAAAGCTTTCAGCATAGGATATAGAGGCGGCAATATACATCTCTAACAGCTCGTCATCTTCATCATGCTCCAATATTAAATTTGCCTTTACACTTTCAAGCAGTGTCATTACCGCCACCATCCTTTCATATATTATTCATCTACTGCCATAAGTCCAGCAGTTTTAAGTTTAAATAGAAGGGAGTTAAAATCGTCTACCAGAGTTTCAATATCAGAAGCTTCGCTTTCAGCTTGATTTTCAAGAATAGGTATCTCTACGGGTGGANTAGAAGGGAGTCCAGTTACTGTAGCTCCCTCTTTAATTTCTAAAGTNCCACCTATAACAGTTTTATCCCCGCCTTGTTCAGTGTAGTTTTTAGTATTATAAGTCATGGTTTATACCTCCTTATTTTTGCTTTAGAAGCTTGACAGCTTCAGGAAGGATTAACTTTCCATCAACTCTCTGGCTACCTAAGAAGCCGACCTGGCCGCTAGTAGCAAATAGTTCATTTAATCTCTTAAAAGAACGGCCTTGTCTATCAGCAATCCAATAGTATCCAAAGTCACCAAAGGCTATAGTATTAGCACCTGCCGCAATTAAAGGAGCATAAGCAGATGTGAACACTGGCCTATTTAAAAGGGTATCTGGTGTTCCAGCAGTCAGGGATGGTTGCCATAGATACTGGCCTTGGCCATCTTTCAGCTTACGAATAGCCTTAACAGTAACATCATTCATAATAAAGACTGCATTTTTTCTNTAAGGAGCCTTCANGGAATAAACTAAATCGATAATCTCATCTGCAGTAATAGCAGTAGNAGAGGCTGCGGTTACTCCTAGCTCACCGCCAGCTGTAGCATTAAAGATACCAGTTGGTTTCCCGTCACCATCTCCCACAAGGAAAGCTTCTTCTTCCTTAGCACCAATTCTTCTAGCAAACTCAGTAGCTATATAGCTTTCAATAGAGAAAACACTATCGTTTAAGAGTTCATCGGATACTTTAATCATTGTTCCAAGCTTATAAGCACCAATGGAAGTTTGACCAAATACNGAGTCACTTTCTTCAAAGTCCTCTCCTTCATCAAGCCATGCTGCAGATCCTTTGGTAACCACAACTGGAATCTTCCTATCACCGCTGGAAGTCTTGATAACCTTGGCCAGTTTTCTAAATATGTTTTCCTCTTCAAGAGTGGTAATAAGAGTTCTTTCAAACTCATCTGGAGCTAGGTAACCACCTTCGGAATCTTCCCCAATGGAAAGAGAGTTATAAATCTGGTTGTTTGGGTTTTTCATTCTCATAGCATTCCAGAAAGCCTTCTTATACTCATTTGAAGCCCGACCTGTCTTTTCTTCCTCATCCTTCTGACCAGGCTTATTAGAAATAGGAGAGGAGGTAGGCTTGGATAGTTCTAAATCGATTACAGCTTGTCTTTCAAGCCTTTCTATTTCCTTACCTAAGTTCATCACGTCTTCTTCCATTTTCGTGTAGGTGGCTGTATCTTCAGCTGAAAGAAGTCCATTTTCATTTCTTCTTGAATCTAAAAAAGCCTTGGTAGTTTCCCAAAGCTTAGCTCTTTTTTCTCTAAGTTCAATTATTTTATTCATTCTATAAAACCTCCATTTATTTAATTAAATTTAATCTGGTCATAAGTTCCTTGTGGGAGCTTCCAGCTTCATTCTCTGGCTCCTTTTCCTTCTTAGGAAACTTATCCATTAGTGAATTAACAACTGCTACTTTTTCAAAGATAAATCCATTAGAAATAGGCAAATCAGAATCTGTTTCTTCATATAGAACCTTATTAGCAAACCCTAGTTCTACAGCTTTCTTGGCACTCATCCAAGTTTCCATATCCATCATTTTGGATATTTTCTCTCTTGAAAGCTTGGTCTTAACTTCATAAGCATTGATGATAGATTCTTTGACTTCAACTAACATTTCCTTTGCTTTAACCATATCCGCTTCTTCACCCCATATAAGAGTGGAGGGGTTATGAATCATAAGCATGGCCACAGGGGACATTGATATCTCATCACCTGCCATAGCTATAACTGAAGCCGCCGAAGCAGCAAGCCCGTCAACCTTTACAGTGACTTTTCCTTTATACTCTTTTAGCATGTTGTAGATTTGGCTGGCGGCAAAGACATCTCCACCAGGGGAATTAATCCAGACAGAAATATCACCATCAGACTCCATAAGTTCTGCTTTAAACTTCTTAGGGGTAATATCATCATCAAACCAGCTGTCTTCTGCAATATAACCATCAAAGTATAGGGTTCTTTCACCATCTTCATTCTTTATCCAGTTCCAAAACTTCTTTATTTTCATCACCTCCAGTATTATTTGCATAAGCTCCAACATCTTTAAGCTTTAGCATATTGCCATTAACCATATATGTGTTCCCACCTTCATCAAGGGGTATAGGGTTCATATTTTCTAGACTTCTTACATCATTGGGAGACATAAAGCCATTTTGAATNCCAATGGAATAACCACGCATCCTTGATTCATAATCTCCACGAAGGAGTCCCTCTACTAGGAAGGACACAAAATATTTTCCTTTTTCCGAGTCTGAAAAAAGAGCCTTATTAATAGATTGTTCNATCCTAACCAGCCAAGGTCTAATAGTATGAACCACAAAACTTATTGATTGGTGTTCAATGTTTGAAAAAGTAGCTCTTTCTAAATCACCGACTAAATGTGGAGGAACTCTAAANATTCGACAAATTTCTTCAGTTTGATATTTTCTAGTTTCTAAAAACTGTGCTTGCTCTGGCGGAATACCAATAGGTGAGAATTTCATTCCTTCCTCAAGGACAGCAACCCTGTGGGC